CGGCCGATGTCGCAGGACTCGGAGCGGCGACGCCGATCAAGGTGAAGACTCTCAAGGTCGACATTCCGAACGGAGCGCGTCCGGATCAGAACGTCTCGGAATTGAACCCGGGCAACGTACTCGCGACGACCTTCGAGCCGAAATTCAACATCGAACTCGACTATCAGAACGAGGACCTTCACGATGCCTTCGATGGCGATGACTACTTCGCGATGCAACTCACCTTCACTCGAAGCGATGTCACGATCGGCACAAGCGCTCATCCAACGATCACACTCACCTTCCCTCGCGTATCGATCGAGAAGTGGACTCCAAACCGTCCGATCGACGATGTGATGCGAGAGGCAGTCGACTTCGTGATCCATTATTCAGAGACGGAAGGGTACGGAATTCGTCCGGTCCTTCGAAACACGCTTGCCGAATACGAGGCGGCGGCGTCCTAATTCCTAGCACTCTATGACAGACACAACACGAGAAACACAAACCTTCGAGACTCCGGTTTCGAAAACGAAGATCACCATCAATGCCTTCATGACGGGAGGCGAGATGATGGATCTCGAGGGGATCGCAGTCGGGTCCGGCATCAAGTCGGTCGACGGTCGGTCCGGAGAGATCACCATGCGGGCGGAGGAGGCGTACAAAAAGCGTCTCCGAAAACTCGTCGACGTCATGGTCGTATCGGTAGGCGAATCAAAGGGAAGCGAGGACAACTGGAACGCGCTTCGTGCGCTCCGTGGTCCGGACTATACCTTCGCCATGAATGCGATCGAGGCGGCGGCGGCGGGACTCACCGAAGCGGAGGGAAAAGTATAGGCGAGACGTATCGTCGACTTTTCGAGGGGAAAGCCGTCGGGAAACTCGATCCGAGAATTCAGATTGTAGAGATCGCAAAATCTCTCGGGGTCGGGTATCGCGAACTCGCCGAATCCCCTCGATGGTTTCTGGAACTTGCGGGCATCCGCCTTCGTGAAGAAGGCGAATACTCCGCATATATCGAGAAGAAGAATTCTCGAACATAACTTCAATTTATTATATGGCAGAAGCAAAACTCAAATTCCTCCTCGACCTCGAAGATCGAACATCGGCCGGCATTCAAAAAGTGCAGACCTCGCTCGACAACTTCAAGGGATCCGTCGAGAAGATGGAACCGACATTCAAGAAAATGGCTATCACCGGCGCGGCCGGTTTTGCCGCGATCACCGGAGCCGTCGGCCTTTCTGTAAAGGCGGCCGCCGAAGCGGAAACGCAACAGGCCCGACTCGCGCAGATCATGAGGACCACGAACGATGCTTCGGACGAGCAAATTCAAGTCCTCCTCGATCAAGCCGATGCGCTCGAGCGTGTGGGAGTCGTATCCGGAGACGCTATCAATGCGGCGCAGGGTACACTCGCAACATTCGACCTTCAAGCGGAATCGATCAAAAATCTCATTCCGTCATTCTTGAACATGGTCGTCGCGGAGAAAGGAGTGAATGCTACAACGGACGACATGATCGGCCTTGCCAACGGCCTCGGAAAAGTGCTTCAAGGGCAAGTCGGAGCGCTCTCGAAACAGGGCTTCGTCTTCGATGAAGCAACCGAGGCAATACTCAAAAACGGAACCGAACAAGAAAAGGTCGCCGCACTCGCGGAGATCCTCGATTCGACATACGAGGGACTCAATGAGACGATGCGAAAAACGACGGAGGGATCCGTCAAGGGCGCGACGATGGCCTTCAACAAACTTCAAGAAGAAGTCGGAATGGTATTCCTCCCGGTAGTGATCAAACTCACGGAAGCGATCACTCCCCTCCTCAATAAAATGATCGATTGGGTATCGGCGAATCCGAAACTCACCGCCACGATCATCGCAGTATCCGCCGGCCTCTTTGGCCTTGTGGCCGTGGCCGGTACGATCGGACTCATCGTCCTCGGAATAGCCGCTCTCATCGCCGGCTTCGGGGTCCTCACGACGGTCGTGGGAGCGCTTGCGACAGCATTCTTCTTCCTTCTCTCCCCGGTCGGACTCATCGTCCTCGGAATAGCCGCTCTCATCGCCGTGGGCGTGCTTCTCTATCAGAATTGGGAGACAGTGGTCGCATTCGCGGGAACGGCGTGGAATGCCATCGTGGAGACAGTGACGGGCGCCATGACGCGCCTCGGAGAGATCCTCACGATCGCATGGGACGGAGTGAAGTCGGCTTTTTGGACCGGCGTGAACTTCATCGTCGGAGCAGTCGCGATGCTTCTCGACTTTCTTCTTCCGGGATGGGACGGCGCACTTGTCACAATGTGGACGCGGGCCGTGGAGATATGGAATACCATCTCCGCATTCTTCAAAGAAGTCTTCTCCGTGATCGGATCCGGGATCTCCGCTTCGCTCACCGTGATCTCGGAAACGTGGTCCGTGATGTGGGAAGGCATGAAGACCGTATTCGAGTCGATATGGAATTCGATCGCATCGATCTTCGACAGTGTCGTCTCCGGGATCTCCTCCGCGATGGAGAGTCTCACGAAGCCGATTCAAAAGGTGATCGACCTCGCACAACGCGCACTCGAACTCGCCGGAGGAGCCGTCAAATCGGGATCCGGAAAAATATCTTCACTCGTCTCAAGCATCCTCGATCGTGGATCTTCCATCACTGGAAAGGCGATCGGCGGTCCGGTACTTGCGGGAACGCCGTACATGGTCGGAGAGAATGGTCCGGAGTTATTCATGCCGGGACAGTCGGGATCTATTGCACCGACAGGACGCTTCGGAGGAAGCACAATCAACCTCTACGTCACAGGCAACACACTTCTCGATCGTGATGCCGCTCGAAAGATCGGAGGAGATATGGTGAAATATCTCAAGGACAACATGCGAATATGATCCACATCTTCATCAAAAAACTAGGGGAGAGCGAATTCACGGACCGTACTAATCAAGTCCGGTCCTATTCGCTTGCTCTCGGAACGACGAAGGAGGCCTCAACAGGTACTCTCACCGTCAACGCATACGGATCGAAATACGTTCCGGATGGCGAGGATGCCGTCGAGTTTTGGGATGGAGATCCAGATGATTCGGGAGCGGAAGCGGAGCGGATCTTTTCCGGGTATCTCATCCGCGTCTCGCAACGCGTCGAGCAGGGTCCGACGGTCGTGTATGAATGCGATCTCAAAAACAAGGTCCATCTCCTTGATCGAAAACTTGTGAACGTCAACTTCGAGAACGAGACGGCACATGACATCATCGAAAACATTGTCACAAACTTCTCCGGAGCGGGAATCACTACCGACAACGTCGAGGACGATGCGGGAGCCGTGGTGACGTCCATCGTATTCAACAACGTCCCTCCTTCGGAAGCCATTCAACAGATCGCAGACCTTTTCGGGAAGGAGTGGTATATCGACGAGGATGGAGACATCCACTTCTTCTCGAAATTGTCGGAGGAAGCACCATTCGAACTCACTGATACGAACGGGAAAGCCATCTTCGAATCGATCGAGATTGTGCGCGACTACACGCAGATCAAGAACTCGATTCTCGTGGAGGGAGGAAAAGAAAAATCAACCTCCGAGGAATATGACACGTTCGTCGCGGATGGGGAGCAACACACATTCCAACTCTCTCGAGAATATACGGGACTCGTGGTGACAGAAGATTCGACGACGCTCTCCGTGGGTATCGCGAACATCAACACTTTTGCGACGCATGATTGTCTCTACGACTTCAACCTTCGGTCCCTATACTTTGATCCCGCTTCCCCTCCGAGTGACGGGACGCAGATTGTGGCCGGAGGGAAATACTACTTCCCTATCCTCGTGCGCTTCCGCGAATCGGGATCTATTGCGACGTATGGGGAGCGACAATTTTTCATCCAAGACAACACGATCAAGTCCCGCACGGATGCCATCTCTCGCGCTTCGGCCGAGATCGCGTCGTATGCGCGAAACGTATCGGAAGGGTCCTTCACCACACTCGAGGCGGGACTCAAGCCCGGACAGAAGATCACTATCAACTCGACCATCCGCGGAGTGAACGAGGGATTCGTGATTCAACGCGTATCCGGTTCTCCTCTCTCACCTTCGAAGATCGAGTGGAAGATCGAAATTGTTTCGATGAAGTCATACGAACTCATCGACCTCCTCGCCGAGATCATTCGCGGACGTCGCAAGGAGTCTCCGGCGGATGCCGTGATCGGAGTGGCCGAACGTGTGGAGCGGGAAATCGGAACCGAAAGGGAGATTCTCACATACTTCAACGATCCTCCGACATGGGTCGCGGGTCCGTGGCCTCCGGTATCTCTGGCCGATCGAAGACGTGTGCCATTCACAGACCGAGACTGTATGATCGAATGATGTTTGTGATAGAATGAACGCACAATCGAAGCGCGCCCAAGGGCCGACATTCAAGGGGATCCACGGATCCACGAGAGAGTCGGCCTTTTTTATAAAAATATGAAACAAATCATCCAACAAGAAAAGAAGCCTCGCATCGTGATCGGTATCGCCCGTGCATACAATCACGAGCGTCTTCTTGCATTCCTTGCCGACATCGGGATCTCTCTCGAGCAATTCATCACAGAATTCAACTACCAGACGCGCAAAACGCTCCTTCTAGGCGCTCCGAAGGGCCTTATCGAGTCGGAAGTCATGTTCGAGAACATCACGCCCACAGTGGGCTTCCAGACGCTCACAAAGGCACTCACAGGCAACCTCCCGACACTCGAGGAACTGGAAGTCACGGTCCACGCCTTCGGGTCCGATGGGACGACTCCGGCCGATGGAGATACAACACTCGGAACGGAGACGGTCCGAAAACTTCTATCATCGAAGTCGTACAATGGCGCGTCGGCATTCTATACCGCTTTTTATGATCTAGCCGAAGCGAACGGGACTCATGCGGAGATGGGACTTTTTATCAACGCCGACGGAGGTACTCCCGACGATGGAACGATGTGGGATCACTCTCTCATCGCGATCACGAAGACCGATACGCAGTCCCTCACGATCGACTACGAGGATACATTCGTCAATAATTAAAAAATATCATGTCAAAAAATTGGGATCCCGGAACAGAAGTCACAGCGGAAAACTTGAACGATCAAGGCCTCAAGGTCGTGGCTCAAGATACTCCGGGAATGACGCTTCGTGTCTTCCCCGGCGTGGCGATTGTGGACGGTACGATTGTGAAATATCTCGGAGGCAACACGGGAACCTTCACGGCTCCGGTCACGGATGATCGTATCGACATCGTCTCGATCGATGCGGCGGGCGCAATCAACATCACGCAGGGAGTGGAGGATCCTTCTCCGGTCGCTCCCGCATATCTTTCCGATGAGACGGTATTGTGTGAAGTGTATCTCCGCGGGGGATGCACAGAGATCCTCAACGAAGACGACTCATCCGAAGCGTATCTCTCTCTCGACTCTCGTCCACTCGGAGCGGGAATCTCTCTCATCGATGAAACGACAGGCGCTCCGGATGCGGGAAAGGGAATCAAGACCGACGCCGAAGGACTCCTCGATCCTTCATTCCTCAGAAAATACTCCGAGATAATTCTGGAGAGTTTTGAAAATATTGACGGTTCTACAACTCCCCAAGCAATAGGAATGACAGCAAATGGAGAAGTATTCAAAGCGGATGCAGATGATACTCGAAAAGATCGATTCGATGGTTTTGTCAAAGACAATTTTGTTGCTATGGGCCTTGCGGAAATTGTTGCAGAAAATTCTATCGATGGAATAAATCCATCGGGAAGTGTGACTATTCTTGCCGGAGATAATAAATATATTCTAGTCCTTCAATTTAATGCAGGAGCATCGGGAAATCCCGCAGAACCTTCAAGCATCACATGGGGAGCCACTAATCTCGTGAAACTTGCAAATATTGCGGATGCCGATCGTCGCATCGTCACAGCATGGGGAGCCGTTCTCGGAAATGTTGCAAGTGATACAACGAACACTCTCACGGTCACAGGAGCAACTGCTCCGGGCTTCAACGTAGGGTCCGCACAATGGTATGACATCAAAAATGTCGATCAATCAAATCCTATTGCAGAAGCAAAAAATTCCGCGAACGCGGCATCAATCACAGCGATGACTCTGAACCAAATCAATCAACTCGTTATAACCGGAGCGACTTCCTCAAATAATCCATCGACTCCTTCTGGATATTCTAGTGACTTTGCTTCAACGGCGGGAGGATGGAACCGCGCTTCGGCACATGCGTACATCTCTGGGGAAGGTGACTTCACGGTCGCGTGGGGTGGAACGATGGGTCAAACCGATGAAGAAGCAACGGCTATTATCTTCAAAAATGCCGGTCCCGCCGCGGAAGTGAATGTTGTTGTGGATGGAATTCTCGACGGATTCTCCGGACTCACTCCGGGAGCAACTTATTATCTTTCGAACACAGCCGGAGCGATCTCGACATCGGCGGGAGGAACAAGCATTAAAGTAGGAAAAGCGATAAGTCCGACACAACTCCTCATCATTCATCCAATATAAAAATATGCCAAACGACAACCACGAAAACGATCTTCCGATGAACATCTCGGATCACGATCTCCTTATAGTGCTACACACAACTATGAAACACATGGCGCGTGATATTGCGTCGATCAAAGATGAATCGATGCAACGGATCGCGGTACTCGAGGCAACCAAATTCGACAAGGACGACGCACAAAATCTCAACCATCGCATCGAAAAGGAACACGAGAAGATCATGCTCATCATGGCAAACAAACTCTCGAAGGAGGATGCGAAAAAGGATCAAGAAAACAACGACGCCATCCACGCGGACCACGAGGAGCGTATGCGGAAGACGGAGCGCACGATCTACATCGCAACCGGCGCTCTCGCGATCCTTCAATTCCTTCTCGCGTTCGCAAAGTAAAATCATGAAAAGGATTCAGATCACAATCAAGGTCACGAACGGCAAGCGCATCGAGACGCTCTCATTCGAGAAGCACGGCGCAGATGATGAGATGGAGACTCTCGCTTCGGCAATCGGTACGATATTCCTCAAATCGAAGGACGCTCTCGCAATCGCTTCGAAGAAGGGCAAAGTGAACATCGGCACGGTATCGCGTAAAAAATAACGTATAATTTATATATGGAAGACAACACACAACCCGGAGCGATCATTGACACTCGACCGGAGTCCGAGAAGGAACGGGACTTTCGATTCGAGGAGGTAGTCGCATCCGCCGCTCCCGTGAAGTGGGAGGAGAAATCATTCGCAGAGATGCGGAAGTTTCCTATTTTTGATCAAGCACAATCCGGCTCATGCGTCGCGCAGACCGGGAAGAAGATGCTCGGCGTGTACGTCCAACTCAAGACGGGCGAATGGGTCGATCTCTCGGCTTCTCACATCTACAAGCGCCGCGCGAATCGTCCGAATGGCGGAATGGCCGGCGTGGACTGTTTCAACATCATGCGGAAGGGTACGACTCTCGAAGTGTTCGCTCCGTCCGTGAAGATGAACGATGCGAAGATGGATGCCGTGGAGGTCAACGCCTTCGAGGAGAACATCGGCAAAGCATTCTCGATCGGGAACTTCCTCACCGTCGCATCGAAGGACATCGATCTCATCGCCTCGATCATTCAAGAAACGAAGAAGGCCGTGATGGTGTGGTTTTACTTCGGGAAGAACGAGTGGAAGGCGGTCCCGGTCGTCGTACACAATGCGCTCGATCTCTATGCCTCTACAACCTCACGCCACAGCGTCGCCGCCGTGGACTTCACGCTTCTCGGGAAGAAGAACGTCCCGAAGAATCCGGAACTATGGGGGAAGAAGGCACTACTCATCGAGGACTCATGGGGTCCGGATGCCGGCAACGGAGCCGGGCAACGCCTCATCACGGAAGACTTCTTCCGCGCTCGAAACTGGTTTTCCGCTCACTTCATGAACTTCGCATTCGAGGATCCGGCCGATCCGGTCAACCCGAAGCCGAATCACACATTCCTCCGGGATCTCGAATTCTCCGCAACCTTCACAACCGATCCGGAAGTGGTGATCCTTCAAGAATGCCTCAAATGGGAGGGATGCTTCCCTTCGAACGTGGAGTCGACAGGATACTTCGGAGCAGTCACACGGAAGGCCGTGGAGACGTTTCAAGTGAAGTATTCGATCGCCGGTCCGGGAGATCTCGGATTCGGGCGTGTAGGGCCGAAGACGCGATCAAAATTGAACTATATATTCGCATAATAAAAAACGTATGATCGACATCAATACAATCGAACAACTTCTCATCACCGGCGCATGGATCGTCCCCGTGATCACCGCGCTCGTGGGCGTGATCCGTGCGACGTTTTGGCGCATCGATGAACGCTACCTCCCGGCCATCTCTCTCCTTGTGGGAGTATTCCTCGGGATCCTTTTGATCGGATTCACGATCGTCGGAGCATTCGCGGGAATGATCTTCGGACTCACCGCATCGGGATTCTACGATCTCGGAAAGAAGACCATCGCCGGCAACTAGCCGCTCGATGGAGTACCGTCACGGAGTAGCCGGAGCAAATGCCGGCACGCCATGAAAAAACTCATCATCATCTTCCTCGTCCTCGCCGTACTTGCATCCGCAAAAACGCTCGGAACCGGGGAAGTCATACAAGGGGAAATCGGGATCGCGACTTCAACCGTCGCATATCCTCCGATCGAATTCATCACGGAGCCGATCGAAAAACCTCTCGAACTCAAACGACTTCCGGAAGCGTCATTCGCATGGCCTCCGGAACTTCGTCGGATATGCTCATGCGAGTCCACGGGGAAGCCCGGGAACGAGCCGAAGCAATTCAATGACGACGGATCCGTACTCCGCGGAAAGGTGAACCCGCTCGATACGGGAATGTGTCAAATAAATCTCAAGTACCACGGAGCGGCGGCCGATCGACTCGGACTGGATCTCGAAACAGCATCCGGAAATTTTGCATACGCGGTCCGACTCTACAACAAGGAAGGGACGCAACCGTGGACATGGTCCCGATCGTGTTGGGCCGAGTAGTCTCTCCCCTCCCCTTCTCTCATGGGTATCGAAAAAGTCCTCTCTCGAGCGAAAAGAGAGTCCCTCGGTAGGGAAGGGGAGTGCAAGTGATTCGAGAATATACGGCTCTATATATGGATATATTGGCGGGGGAGTGGTCCTTGTATATTCGAATATACAAGAAGGGCCGGGGGAGTGGTATCCGCTTCCCTTCTCGGATGGCCGAGATTCAAACGCTATAATCAAAGGGCCTCCGGGAAGTGTTTCTCCCGGAAGTGCGTCATACAAAAAGGATCCCTCCCGGGGGATCTTTTTTGTATGTCTCACTTCCCTTCGGCCGTGTTCGGCATAGTACGGCAGTTTTCCACATATCCCCATCTTCTCGCGCGATGATGATGTGCTATGATGAAGTCAAGACGGAGGGAAAGCAAAACGCCGTCGGGTCGAATTACTCGCAACAATAACGAACATCCGTATATGGAAAAATCATGCGTCTTTGAAAGCGCACACGGCAAGGTCGCCGTCGAGGAGGTGATCGAATACAAATCGACCGAACTCGGAAGACCGATCGTGACATTCAAGGGATCACTCATCGAGAGTGGAATCCGGCAAGCACAGACCTTCATCGCGTACCTCGATGATCTCATCGTTTGCACTTTATAAAAACCGAACTCATCATCAACACAAAATAATTCTATGGCTATTGAAATTCGAAAAGCCGAGCGCGTGAAGTCAAAACTCCGCCTCGCAATCGCCGGTCCTTCGGGATCCGGGAAGACAATGGGATCTCTCAAACTAGCGAAGGGAATCGGATCGAAGATCCTTCTCATCGACACGGAGCGAGGATCCGGAGACTTGTACGCAGATCTATTCGAATACGACATCATCACACTCGAACCTCCCTTCAAGCCGGACGCACTCATCGAGGCGATCCGTGCCGGAGAAGCGGCGGACTACGATGTGATCATCGTCGACTCCCTCTCGCACTTTTGGGCGGACGAAGGAGGACTCCTCGATCAAGCGGACAAACTGGAAGCATCCGGGAAGAATCGATTCACACTATGGGCCGACATCACACCGCAACACCGTCGCCTCGTGAACGCTCTCCTCAATTCATCGAAGCACATCGTCGCGACCATGCGATCAAAACAGGCCTACGAGATGGAACGCGATGAAAAGACCGGGAAGTCAAGCGTGAAGAAGATGGGACTCGCGCCGGTCCAACGTGAGGGCATGGAGTACGAATTCACAGTCTTCTTCGATGTCGATGTGAATCACCATGCAAAGGCCTCGAAGGATCGAACGAATATGTTCTCGAACGAAGTATTCCTCATCGATGAATCGATCGGCGCCCGGATTCACAAGTGGCTCAATACCGGAACCGTGAACGTGAAGGCCATCAAACGAGAGATCGTCTTCGCCATCAAGGAACGACTCGAACTCGCTCCGCCAACCGAACAGGCCGACGCGCTCGAGTGGTATCGAAGCGCCATCCCGAAACTCACCGGCCTCGAATGGAAGGAGGAGAATCTCGAAGGAATCGCAAAGGCACTCGCACAGATCACCGACAAGCAAGCCGCATATCGTCTCGTGTGGGAAGCACCCGCAAAGGTCGAAACACCGGCTCCCGCTCCGGAAGCGCCAAAATCGCCCGAGAAGGCGCCCGAGGCGGTAAATGAGGCAAAGGTCGAGAAAGCACCGGAAGCACCCGCCACAGTGGAAGGAAGTGGCAAAAACGAGGCATCCGAGGAGGTCCCGATGTAGTTATGGGGGAAATGCAACCACTCGGCGGCCTATGGCGCCGAAAGTCCGCAAAAACGGGATCAACGTACTACACCGGGGATCTCGAGGTCCCCGGAGCGGGGAAGATCAAAGTGATCGCCTTCGATAACGATCGGAAGACGAAACACGATCAACCGGACATCCGACTTTTCATTCAAGAAGATCGGCCACAGTCCGGAGGATCCTCTCCCCGACAAGCGCCTCGAACTTATTCGCAACCGGCGCCGGCGTCACCACCGCCTCCGCCTCCCGTATCGAAAGCGCCTCCGTATCCCACACCGGCATCGGAGGGCCTCGATCCGGATGATATTCCTTTCTAATCAATAAAAAATAAATGCAAGAAAAACTCAAATCCCTCGTCGTGTGGGACCTCGAGACGACCGGCTTCGTGGAAGACGCGGATGCTCGAATCATCGAGATCGGCGCGATGGAGATCCGCGATGGAGAAGTAGTCGCGACGCACAAGTGGATCCTAAATCATGGGATCGAGATCCCGGCAAAGATCACGGAGATCACCGGCATCACGAAGGAAGACATCGATCGGGAAGGAGTCGATCCGAAAACCGCACTCGACGAATTCCTCACGGTCCTCCTTCGATCGGATCACAACCTCACACACAACGGCTTCCGCTTCGACATTCCATTCCTCGAGAAGCAACTCGCCGCACTCACCGGATGGGAGCATGACGTCTCTCACTACCGGAAGGCACTCGAGGCCGGAGGAGTCGATTCGGCCGTGATGTACAAGGCACGGAAACTCGGACTCACGCAGGGAGCGGAAGAATCATTCAAGCAATTCGCCGATCGTGTCATGGAGATCCGCGCATTCGGAGTGAAGTACAATGTCGGTATATGTTGCGATGAATTGGGGATCGATCGGTCGAATGTTACACAGCACCGCGCAGATGCGGACGTATACCTCACCGCGGAGATCTTCAAGAAACTCGCATCCGTATGATGAAGTCACGAAAGGAACCCGTCTCCGTTTTCTATGAATTCACGGAGAAGACGGAGATCCCTCGAGTGGTGATCATCCGCGATCGGGCGTCGGCACACGCCGTCATGTATCGCCTCGAGGAAATGGGAGCCGAGGAAATTCAAGACACATTCGACGGGAAGCAATCACTCGCATGAAGAAGCACACATTCCCGATCGTCCTCGTATGGCACGACAAGACGATCGATGTGACGGGAGTCGAAAAACTTGTGGTCCCCGGGATATACATCCGGAAGGGCCGCACGCTCACGATCAAAGGCGTCGATCCTCTCAAACGATTCGAGATGCAGATCGCCGGCCCGATGATCATCCGGGGAGACGTCCGTCTCGCGAAGACCGCTCAAGAAATGACGGTCGAGCAACTCCGGGAAATTACTCGCAACAATAACGAAGAAGAATCATGATCATCATTGTCATTCTAGTGGTCGCGATATTCGTGGGACTCATGCTCTCCGGAATCATCGCGCCGGTCCTCATCTTCCAAAATCGGAAACGACTCGCGGAGATGAAAGAATTGATCAAGCAGTACGAAGGCATCGAGGAAGGGGGAAGGAGTGTCGTGCGTATGCGATACACACAGAAACTTCTCGAGGTGAAAGGGAAGATCTTCAAGGGAGACAAAGCGGCCGTCGTCGATGCGGCCGACCTCATGGAGCAATTTTATCAGATCTCATACTAGGAACTCATGTCAAAGAATCCAACGACTCCGGAGACAAAGCCGGAAATCAAGTATCCTCGCGTGATGGTATCGGTCACTCGACACAAGAAACTCGCCGCCGAAGCAAAGCGCCGAAAGATGTCGATCGCAGATGTGGCCGAGGAGAAATTCAAGGCCTCAAAGTAGGATCTCGATCTCGCCGATGTTTCTCGTGAAACGTCGTCGGGAATGGGGATCTCCCCGCATTTTATGGAAAAAGACAAAGCATTCATCGAATTCATACTCAAGAACGGCCGGCACTATCTACCGGCACGCCTCCCGGATGGCGTCATTCGTGGTCCCGTCGGCAAGTGTTTCGACGTCACCGTCGTCAACGCGCTTCGAAGGCCCGATCTTCGCTATGTGGAAGGCATCGCACGAGATCCGAGAACGGAGAATCGATGGGTCCTTCACGCATGGCTCACCGATGCGAATCCTCTCAAGGGCATGGCATACGATCCGACATGGGGTCACGACACTCCGATCGGCGTGCTTCCGCTCCTCACCGACTACATCGGGATCCCGATCGAAGGAGATCTCATCTCTCGCTTCATGCTCTCGACGGAATACGTTTCGGTATTCGCGAACGGATGGCGGGATCCGGTCCGGGCGCGTGAATGCTTCCCGCAGATCCTTTCAACACTCATCCCGGTCGATCAAATCTCAAATCACTTCGATATGAAGGCACTCTCACAATGAAAAAGATCGCACCAACAAAGCACACCGATCTCTCGTGTCCGGAATGCGGGTCCCCGATGGAATTGTGTTTCTCCGGAAAATACCGATACAAAAGCGGTCAACGTCGGCCATTCTATCGATGCTACAAATACCCGGAATGCTCGGGATCTCATGGCGCTCATCCGGACGGTACACCGCTCGGAAAGCCGGCAGGGAAAGAGACACGCCTTCTCCGGACGGAACTTCATGCGGAATTGAACAAGAAATATCCGTGGAGTACGAAGCGAGGGAAGATGAAGACCGCGCTATGGCTTCAAGGCAACGGCTTCGGCGATGGTCACGTTTCGCACATGGATGCCGAACAATGCAAAACCGCACTCGCGATGCTTCGCGATGATGTAAAATGATGATATGGAAATCGAACACGACAAAAAAATTCTCTCCATCTCCGTGATGGCACACCCGAAACGCGAGGCATTCTTTCCGTACCTCAAGGAGAAACTCGGAGACGTACCATTCTCGATCGATCACAAGTCGGCCGGAGTGTGGCCGAATGCGAAAAAAGCGTGGTCCCTCTACAACCCGGAGGCGCTCTTTCATGTCGTGATTCAAGACGATGCAATCGTATGTGAGGACTTCCACAACCGGGCAGAACGGGAGATCGTGAAGGCATTCAAGAACCTCAAGGGAGGACTCGACTTCGCCGTCTCTTTTTACTTCGGAAACCGCGGCACACTCAAGGGAATCGCGCAAGAAGGCAAGGAGCAGGGATTCGCTATAATGGGACGCACACCGTGGGCCGTGGCGATATGTCTCCCGACGAACGTGATCCCGGAGATGCTTCAATTTTGTGACTCGCTCCCCATGCCTCAAGACGACGTCCGGATCGGAAAATTCCTTCGATCGCAAGGAATGAAAGTGTACTTCCCGCTTCCCTCTCTCATCGATCACCGGACCGGAGAAGAATCACTCGTCGGGGATGAAGGAAAATTCCGGAAGGCCTTCGCTTTTATTGATAACGAAAAAATATGATATACCCCTTCGACAATGTTTTGTGGGACTCACGAACGAAGAAGATCGCAAAGATCATCCCGGAGAATTCGTCCGTGATCGATCTCGGAGCAGGGAAACAGAACCTCAAAAAATTCCTCATCACTCCCTCTCGATATGTACCGATCGACAAATTCGAACTCTCTCCGGACACTATCGTCGCCGACTTCAACCTCGATCAATACCCGGACGTCGAGCCGGCCGACTTCATGGTCGCGCAGGGGATCATCGAGTACCTCGACGAGCCGGAGAAATTCCTTCAACGGATCCGGAAGTACGGGGATCGTCTCGTGATCACATACCGGGAGCAATTCGGATCTCCGGGGATGGAGCGGAAGAATAGTTTCACCTTCACCGAACTCATCGACATGCTCGAGGGCGCCGGATGGAAGGTCGCACGCTCGATCGAATTCACCTCGAGGCACGCAATTTTTGAATGCACGAAAATATGAGAATAGGCTTCATCACACGCTTCCACTATGAAGAAAACGATCCACGATTCGCGTGGCGTTTTGCGTATTACAAAGACACGGTCCTTCCTCGGGTCCTCGCACAGCAAGGAGAATTCGACATCGCCATTCGATGCAACCCGGCTCACGACGAGATCTTCAAAGCACTCTCTCCGCGGATCCGCGTCTTCCATGTCAAAGGGGAGGCGGCGCGATACAAGGTCACAAGTGGCCGGCGCTACTTCTTCGACTTCGTACCGTGGTCCGATGTGATCGATCTCCCTCGATACGACTTGCAACTCGGACTCGACTCGGATGATCTCATCGAATCGAACTATCTCGAATGGGTCCTCAAGACACTCCGGGGAATGCCGACACATGAGACGACGCATATCTCTTTTCAACCGGAACTCCTCGACGTAAAGACGGGGAAGATTCACCGGATGCCGCAGAAGTATTCATCGACGAAAGGATCCGCATTTTTTGCACTCTACCATCCGCCACGGACGGAGCCGTATCGATTCGCATACGAGGAATCACACCTCACGATCGGCCGGCATTTTACAAACAAAATCGTCATGCCCGAGGGAATATGTTTCGCCTCATGCCATGACATAAACGAATCGACGCATATATGAAAAAGGCATATTGGTGGCCCGCTCAAAACTTTGGAGACACTCTCACCCCGATCGTGATCGAGTATCTTTCGGGCGTGGTCCCCGAACATGCGGCACGGAATGAATCCGGAAGGATCCTCGGCATCGGGTCCATCATTCACCTCGTCCGGGAGAATGACATCGTATTCGGGTCCGGATCGAATCGTCCCGGCCACATCATCAACTCTCCGGAGGGAGCGCGGTATTTATGCGTCCGAGGGCCTCTCACACGCGCACAGATCAAAGGAGCGACGGTCCCGGAGATATACGGGGATCCCGCCATCCTTCTCCCGCGGATATACTCACCGGAGATCAAGAAGACGCACGCGATCGGCTATCTTCCCCACTACGTCGACAAAAAGATAGTGATGTCAAAATACGCCATCGCCTCCGGATATTCGAAGCACATCGACATTCAAGCGGACTGGAAGACCGTGATCGAAGAAGTCCTCTCGTGCGAGAAGATCGTCGCCTCATCACTCCACGGAATCATCGTCGCGGAAGCGTATGGGATCCCGGCCGTATGGGAGCAATACTCCGACAAGATCGTCGGCGGAGACTTCAAGTTTCAAGACTACTTCCTCGGAACCGGACGTCCGGAGCAACGCAAGGGAGAGACGATCCCCGCTATCCCCAACCTTTCCACACGACAAGACGCGCTCGAAGTCGCTTTTCGACAGGAATTCCCCAACGTATAGGCAACTTTTCCACAGTATCGCACACTTTGACGAATCAATGTTGTGCTATGATGAAGACACTATGAAGGAAAACACATCATCGATTCTTCCGAACTCGACACAGGTCCCGAACGTGGTCCTCGACGAATGGATGCCACGCCTCTCGGATCCGGAATTCCGCATCCTCCTCGTGGTAGTACGACAGACTCTCGGATGGATCGAAGATGTAGAAACAAAGCGCCGCAAAGAGAAGGACTGGATCTCGCATTCTCAACTCGCCATGAAGACGGGGAAGTCTTCCGCGTCCATCACCCGGGGGATCAAGGCACTCATCGAGGATCACCATCTCATCGAGGCACTCGACGAAAAAGGGAAGCAACTCGACACAGCGGAAAAGCGTCTCAAGATGGGCGCCGGAGGCCGTATTTTTTACCGACTCAATATCCACGCTCCGGAACCCACTCTTTTCGACAAACCACGGCTCAAGAAGGCCGTGAAAAAGCCTCATCAGAAAGACGAGGGTATAGAAAAGCCTCATCAGAAAAAGCACCCTCACAATGACGTACTACAAAAGAAACCTATTTATACAAAAGGATCAATACATACCATGCAACCGGACGAGCCGGTCGCGCGATCTCAAAAGCCAAAATCAGACCACAAAGCATTCGTCGAATTTTGGGACTCTACCGTCAAAGCCACTCGAGGAATCAAACCGATATACACCGGAGCGGACATGCGGAACCTCAAACGGATCCTCTCTCTCGGGATCAAGGAAACGGACCTCGAGCAGATCGCACTCTTTTTCCTCGCCGACTTCTCCTTCCGAAAGTTTTCCCCATCAATATCCACACTCACATCCGTCGGGATCATCAACGGGATCCGGAACCGAATGACACAGGGCAACGACGCGGAATTCTGGAAGAACCTCGATTCGTATGCGGATCGCTATCTCCCACGAGTAGCACCGACACCGGAAGCACCGCAACCGTATCGACCGTATAGCGAGGAACCGCAATCGACTCGAATGACTTCAATGGCCGACGCGATGGCGAAACTCATGGACCGATACAATCAAAACACTCTCGAAAAAAGCACCGTATGAAAAACTCCGAAAAAATAATTCTTCAACTTTGCGCCGACACTGGATCCGATACGAAGATCTATCGGGACCACGGATACAATGTGATCCTCGTCGGAAGTGAGATCGGAGTCGAGAACTACCATCCGCCGCGGAACGTGTACGGCATCATCGCGAATCCCGTATGTACCGAATTCTCCGTGGTCCACAATGGCTTCCATCGCGACGGAGACTATGAAAAAGGAATGTTTCTCGTCCGGGAGTGTCAACGCATCATCTCGGAATGTGATCCCGTTTTTTGGGTCATAGAGAATCCGGCCACAGGTCGCCTCAAGAACTTCCTCGGGGAACCTCGATTCAAATACGAGCCGTGGGAATTCGGAAGCCCGTGGACGAAGCGGACCGCACTATGGGGAAAATTCAACATCCCGGAGAAAAAATTCAAGTCGTGGTCCGAAGTCCCGAAGATCAAGGAATTGCCGGTATATCAAGGGAGGCAAAAACCATCGATCGCAAAATTGCACCACCAACACAAGCGCTTCATCCGGGAATTCGATTCTTTCAAAGTCGAAAACGATATGGAATTCCGGTCCCTATGCTCACAAAAATTCGCACAAGCATTTTATGAAAAAAACAAATAAAGCCGAATACTACGGAGGACGCATCAAGGGCCTCGTCGAACTCACCGCATCGATCATCGCGAAGGATCCTTCACTTGCCACGGACCTCGATCGACTACACGCCACAATCAAAGCATCCGGCCTCGAGGGATATGGGGTCCGGGAGACATGCTTCAACTGTTCGCGGTCGATGAAGATCAACAAATACACCGCGGGGATCGGTCACGCACTACTCCTCGACGCTATGGCAAAGGCGGTCCGGGAAGAAACGAGAAAGGGAATCCCATTCACGGAAGCGAACCGGGTCCACATCGATCGTCTTCAAATCTCCACATCGATCAAGAAGCAACAATCACAAGCGGGGTATCTCGGACTCATTCATCAAGTCGCGGAGGGGAAGCGGTCCGGGTATTGGCTCATCACTCAATGGGGATGGAAGGCCCTACGCGGGGAGCAAATCCCGGAATGGGTCAAATACTGGAACGGGCATCTCATCGAGCGCTCCGAGGCACTCACGACGTTTCCGAGGATGATGGAGACGCACAAGGAGAAGATCGAGCAACAACTCACACTCGGGAAGATGGTGAAGACATCGGACCATCGTGCGGCCATGATGGAATATGATCCCGTACAGTGGGCGGAATACGAAGGGACCATCGATCAAAAGCATTTATTCAATACGGAGGATGATAGTAAATAACACATGAAAAATCGCAATATAGAACACTCGGACAACTGGGCTACACCAAAAGAATTTTATGAAGCACTAGACGCAGAATTCCACTTCGATCACGATCCTTGCCCACTGAACGGACGGGGGGGGTTAGAAGGTGAATGGGGTCGAAGCAACTACATCAACCCGCCATATTCTAGGAAATTGAAAGAAGAATTCGTCAAGAAGGCGATCGAGGAATCTCAAAAAGGAAAATTGTGCGTCATGCTTCTCCCCGTGTCGACAAGTACGGTACTTTTCCACGACTACATCAAACCAAACGCTCGGGAGATTCGATTCGTTCGCGGTCGCATTCGCTTCCTCGGAGTGAATACAAAAGGCGAGTATGTTACCAATAAAGCACCGATGCACGACAGCATGGTCGTAGTATTCGGGAAATAATTTTGAAAAATGTTTTTTAGAAGACTATATCGACGCATACGCAAACGACTGATCATCCGCTTCCGAGGTCCTTGTGCGTACTTCGGCCACTCGTGGAAGATGCGGAAGGGATGGCAATCGAATCCGGAGTGGAATGAGGAGGAATCTTTTCGTCTCACCGGCAACGCATTCGCGGGAATGGCGAAGGAGTGGATTCACTACACATGCAGACGTCCGGGATGCGATGCGATCGCGGAGAAGGAACGGTCCTCATAGTTTTTCCACAGTATCGCTCGAAGGTCCCTTTTTGCATCGTGCTATGATGAACCGAGGTCGAGAGAATTTTTTCATCAATATCACATCCACATCATGAACGAAATCGAACACAAGGCAGTCGACGGACCGGAGACTCCGGAAGCCGAGACTCCCGCAACGGAGGAAGCGACTCCGGAAGCACCCGCCGAAGAAACACCGGCAACCGATGAGGGATCCGACGCTCCGGCGGAAGACCTTCCTCCGACCGAATAGGCGTTTTGCTAGGATCCCGGATCTCTCCGGGATCTCATGGAGAACATCTCCGCATCATAATGATCAAATTTTCAATACATGGAAACGGCGAATCACCCACAGGGAACCCACAATCGAAAGCACGCTTCACCGGAAGACAATACCGATCTCAAATCCCGGGAGTCGTCAAATATCAAGAATGGCTCGAGCATGTCCGTGCCGCCTTCTTCGACGCCGTCACCACAGACGGAAGAATCACCGTCCGAGATAAATTCCTCGCACAACACCTCTCCTTCATCGATCGAAAACCACTCCACACCGGAGACAGAAAGTGCCGAATGCAGATCTTCATCACATGGGGATCAAAGACACATGCCGATCCGGAAAACGTCTTCGGAAGTATTGCCGACGCCCTCTTTGAACAAGACAAATTCCTCTCCGGAGAATTCGACTTCGACGAGCGAATCGGAACCGCCGGCCGCGTCGATGTATGTATCTCCATCGATCAAGCCGATGAATCCGAACGCTCCGGATCTCGTGTACATCCTCGGAAGGGGAAGCAAGTGGAGAAACAATGAGATCCGGTATTCGCTTCGAAGCGTCGAGAAGTACCTTCCCCATCGATACGTCTTCATCGTGGGGGAGTGTCCGTCATTCCTCCGGAATGTGATCCACATCCCGGCGGTCGACGGATACGAGATCAAGACCGTGAACGCGATCTTCAAACTCCGGGCGGCGTGTCGTGAGATGGATCTCTCGGAGGAATTCATTCTCATGAATGACGACTTCTTCATGCTCCGGCACACGAAGACGGTCGAGAACACGATCCTCGGCACGCTCAAGGGAGCCGTCGCGGATCATGCAACAAAAGCCGGATATTATTATCAAGCACTCGCGAAGACGAGAGATCTCCTCAAGGCCGCCGGCCATGACGAACCTCTCGACTACGAAGTCCATGCGCCGATGAGATTCGAGAAACAGAAATTCCTCGAGATCACGGACGCGGTCGATTGGACGGCGGGATACCTTCATCGCTCTCTCTACGGCAACACATACGGCCTCGGAGGGAAGAAACGAAAAGATACAAAGGTACATCGCATCGAGCAACTCGAAGAACTTTCAAACTCGGACATCCTCTCCACAGCGGATCGAGTCGTACTCAAACCGGAGATGCAATTTTTCCTATACATGCGCTTCCCGCATCCGTCGCGATACGAAGATCCCGAGAGTGATCCCGGACGACTACCATGAACACACAACAACCCATCCTCATGAAAGACGAAGCCGAATATCGACTTCGACAACTTCACCGCCTCCTCGTTTGGTATAGAATCAATACAGGACAGCACCCCGAAGCATTCTTCCGCCTTTCAGAGAGTGAGATGCAATCACTCGACATCGTGATCGATGCCGTGGAAGATCAAAAGAAATAATTCACACCATGAGAAACAGATACGACAAAAAAACGATCAAGAAGGCATGTACGCTCTACGAGAAGGGCGTGCCGCTTCGTGCCATCATGGAAAAGACCGGCATCAAGTCGTCTTCGACGATTCAATTCGCGTGCGATCCGGAATACCGTGAGAAGCACAACGCACGATCCCTCGAGTGGAGGAAGAAGAATCCCGCTCGATGGAAGGAGATCAATACGAAGGCCGTGCAGAATTACCAGAAAAAGAAGGACGATTCGCATGGCAAAAAATAAGCATCTTCAATACCTTCGCCGAGAAGCACGGAAGCAAGTCTCCGAGGCACTCCCGGCGATGCTCAAACCGGAACCGAGATCTCTCATCGCTCGATTCATTTTTCGAATCGCACTCCGGATCGTGATCGCCACTCCGGAAAAATAGTACAATTCACATCATGGCAACCGCTAAAAAAAAGACAACAAAAAAGAAGCGGGGAACGACAGGCAGTCACGCCAACCGAAGCCAACCCGAGGGCGCCTTGCTCGGCCGACAGAAGCCGGAAGAATTCAGACAGTACGGGCTTTTTATGGCACTTCCGATCGAGGACCGAAAAGATGTTTTTGGCTTTACCACCGACAAGCAATTCGCCGAACACTTCAAGGTCCAAACGTCCACACTCTCACGATGGAAGTGGGAGGAGGACTTGTGGGAGATCCGCGATCAATATCTCATCGTTTTCAAAAAGCACACCGCGGAGATCATCGCGTCCCTCGCGAAACGAGCGAAGCGGACCGGAGAAGCGTTTCATACACTCTCATTCCTCAAAGTAGTCGAGGGCTTTACCGAAAAAACCGGCCTCGACGTAACATCAAAAGGCAAGCGAGTCACCGGATTCGATGTCGTCATACGTCATGCAAAGCACTCCCCTACAACTTCCCGAGATAAAAACACCGGGCCTCAATAACCGAATCACATTCGAGGCGGGGGAACTATTCCTCCGCATTCGTGAATCGAAGGCGCGTATCATTTTGCTCGAGGGAGGCGTGCGCTCCGGGAAGACGTATGCGGTCGCACAGACCTTCATCGAGCGACTCGAGGACACGAGCGGATCGAAGGGCGTGAAGATGGAAGTCGTGCGAAGGACCATGCCGGCACTCCGCGCGACAGCGATGGAGGACTTCTTCAACATCATGCGGGACCTCGAGATCTACGAGGACCAAAAACATCACAAGACGCTCGAGATCTATCGCGAAGGGAAGAACACCGTCGCATTCTTCCCGGCCGAAGACGAGCAAAAGGTCCGCGGACGAAAACGAGACTACTTGTGGATCAACGAGGGGAACGAATTGGAGTATGAGGTTTTCAAGCAACTCGCGCTCCGTACCACAAAGCAGATCATCATCGACTTCAACCCGCCGGATGAGGATCACTGGATCGTCGAGAAGGTCATGACGCGAGACGACGTCGAGATCATCCATTCCGACTATCGATGCAACCCATTCCTCGAGCCGGAGATCGTGGCCGAGATCGAGATGATGAAGGATGCGGATCCGAACTATTGGAACGTGTTCGGCCTCGGGCTTCGACCGATCAAGGGGACGCGGATCTATTCGCACTATGATCTCGTCGATGCACTCCCATCGAACCCAACGGAGGAGATCTACTCGATCGACTTCGGATTCAACGTACAGACCGCCGTCGTGAAGATCGGGATCGAGGAGCGGGCGCACACATGGCACGAACTCCTCTACAAAACGAACCTCACGAATCAAGACCTCATCGAAGAATTGAAACGCCTCCGGGACGAAGGCCACATCTCCGATTCGATGCAAGGATACGCCGACAATGCGGAGCCGGACCGTATCGAGGAGATCAACCGTGCGGGATTCAATGTGAAGCCGGCGAACAAGGCAGTCGTCCCCGGGATCGACTATGTGAAGGGCCGTCCCCTCCGCTTCACGAAGACATCTTTGAACCTCATCGAAGAAGCGAAACTCTACTCGTGGAAGACCACTAAGGACGGGAAAATCCTCGACGAGCCGGTCAAAACAAAAGATCACCTCATGGATGCCGGACGCTATGGAGAGTACACACACGGACTCTCTCTCGCGGAAGGCGCACCACGGGTCCGAATTCTATGATCATACTTTCATGCACAGCGTGTCACGGGACCATCGCAAAGGACATCGAACTCCTCGCGTCTTCACCGACGGAGATCACTTTTCGGATGGCAACAAAATGTCCGCATTGTAAAGTCATGAACCGCGTCGAGATCTCGACGCACATGGTCCGGAGGATCGCTATCAATGGGAAGCCGATCGAAGCCGGAACCGGAGAATCCACGGAGACAGGGATCCGCACATTGTAAAAATTTATATACTCACGCTATAATGAAAAATATGGAATCACAAAACGAGAAACACATCGCCGATCATGTCTTCGACGCTATGGCCGAAGGCGCTCCCCGAGACTTCGAGAACCCGAATCAACTTCCGGAGGACGTCGTGAAGATCCGTGCGATCAAGCAAGTGGCACGACAGAACATCATCTCCCGCGCTTCGGAGTATGTGAAAACGCCGGTCGAGGAACGTGAATCGAAAAAGCATCTTCTCCGGGAGATACAGGCCATCGTCGACGAACTCGACGACGCATTCGTCCTCATGGTCCCGCAGAAGGACGGCGCACCATACTCGATCACCTTCAACCCGCGCACACCGGAGAAGGAATCACCACGGGATCCGCTTGCCGACATTCGCGCGTGATATACTAATCGCACAAAGTCAACCGCCTACGGGCCGACGATGAGATCTTCCACGGAAGCGTCTCCCGCCGGTCCGTTTTTATAAAAACAACACCATGTCAAAAATGAAAATCAAATTCCTCGATCGAGTCGGAGATGCACTCAAGGCATTCTCGGGAGTCGGCACGGCACTCCCCTTCTCGATGGCCGGCTTCAACTCCGGACTCCGTCGCAAGTCTTCCGAGTCCGATCCGATGGGGAACTATGCCGGCTTCGTGTATGCGGCGCTCTCAAAGCGTGCGAAGCGCGTGGGCGCAATCGAACTCCATCTCTACGAGATGAACCGCGCACAGGATGTCGAGGAAGTTTTTGATCATGATCTTCTCTCCCTTCTCGGACGAGCGAACCCGATGCAAAGTCGGTATCAATTTTTCTATACGATCGAAATGATGCTCGGTATATGGGGATCCGCACCGATCTACAAGGACCGCGTCGGAGGAAGGACCGTGCAGTATCTTTGGCCGCTTCGCCCGGACTATCTCAAGGCCGTGACGAACAATGACGGAATGATCACCGGATACGAATACCGCATCGGCACGAAGGTCGACAAATTCGCACCCGAAGACATCATCCTCATCAACGAACCGAACCCCGCATCACTCGCGAAGGGCTTTTCTCCCGTGGGCGCCGCATCACTCGAGATCGATGCCGACGTACAGGCCGCACTTTGGAACAAGCACCTCATCGAGAACTTCGCGGAGCCGGGCGGCGTACTCACTACGGAGCAATCGATCGACGACAAGTCATTCGACCGCATTCAGAAACAATGGAATCAACGGCATCAAGGCGCGGCCAACGCGGGACGATGGGCGCTTCTCGAGAAGGGCCTCAAGGCCGACACGATCGGAAGATCTCCTCAAGAGATGGACCTCATCGAGTCTCGAAAATTCAACCGCAACGCAATCACATCGATCCTCGGCGTACCGATGGCGCTCCTCACATCCGAGGACGTCAACCTTGCGAACGCAGAAGCCGCGGAGCGTATCTTCGCAAAAGACACAGTCGAGCCACAGATGAAACTCGTCGTCGGGATGCTCAATGAATTCCTCGTCCCCGAATACGGAGACAATCTCGAACTCGACAACGACTCTCCGGTCCCGGAAGACACGAAGCAAAAAGTCGAACTCGCAACCGCGGGAGAGGGGAAGTGGATGACAGTGAACGAGGCCCGCGATATGTTCGATCTCGCACCGCTCGACGGCGGAGATGCAATCTTCAAACCGCTCGGCGTATACCCACAAGTCGGGACCGATGCAAAGGCGGCCAAACTTCCCGCATCCGGATACGAGAAGATCCTTTCCGGAAAGGGAGGATTCACTCGTGAGACGAAGCGAAAGAACCGCATCAAATCATCGATCCTCGCTCGTACTCGCATGAAGCGAAAACTCATCGAGGGCATCACACAAAAGACCGCACAGGCGATCAATGAACACATCAAATCTTCAACCGGACTCAAGGTCACGGGCATCAACATCGTCTCGAAGGACCACTCACACGATGGCGAATGCAAGGCGCACGGCGGTATCAAGATCCGCGTGAAGGCCGACGGAGACGAGGGAGATGATGAGACACGCTTCGATCCTCGACTCCTTGCAGAACGAAAAGAATTCATCAAGAAACTTCCACGCGCACAGAAGCAAGCGGCCGCACGGATGCAAGGATACTTCTCACAGCAACAAAAAGAGGTCCTCGCGAATCTCGCATCGGAGGGACTTCCGAAGGGACGGAATGGAGGAGTGCCGGCCGTGAAGTCGATCGATCGATGGGTCAACAAAATCATCTTCGATCAAAAGAAGAACAATGATCTCCTCGTGGAGATGGCCGGAGAGATGCACCGCGACAATATCGAGATCGGCGCTCGTGCCGTGGCTTCCCTCCTCGGCGTGGATCCTTCAATGGTCCTCGCAACGCCTTTCGTCGTGGACTTCATCAATGATCGAGGTTTCCTCATGCTCTCCGTGAACAAGACCACAACCGATGCTCTCCGTGAGACTCTCACCGAGGGCGTGGCGCTCGGAGAAGATCTCGGGGAGATCCGGGAACGCATCTCGACGGTATACGACGAGGCACAGGACTTCCGGGCGGAAACGATCGCACGGACCGAAGTCGGCGCCGCGCAGAACTTCGGCCGCACCGCGGAGATGAAGAATCAAAAGGTCGAGAAGAAAGTATGGATCGCGATCTACTCAAACACGCGCGAGGGCCACAAGGCCACGGCCGGCGCAGATGGGCAGGTCGTATCGGTCGATGAGACATTCCTCATCGATGGAGAGGAACTCGACTATCCGGGGGATCCCGCGGGCAGTCCGGGAAACACGATAAATTGTCAATGCTCCGTATCCCCAACACTCGGAGAATAATTGCGACAAAAAACAAAAGTGCGGTATTATTCAATTACAAGTAAAGGTCCCACGGGATCACGAACCGCAAGGAGTACGCTCCTCGCCATCGTGATCCCTTTTTGAAAATTATGAAAAAAGCAAACATCATCATCAAGAAAATCGAAGGAGAAGAAGTGCGTCTCTCCGCGAAACTCATCTCCGTCGAGGAATCATCTTTCAAGGTGACAGATGCGGAGAAAGGAATCTTCGAGGCATACGTTTCCGTATTCGGGAATAAAGACTCATACGGAGAGGTCGTCGAGAAGGGCGCATTCGTGGAATGGCTCACCATTCACAAAGGCCGCTATCCGAAGGGAGTGTGGGCGCACGATTGGTCCGAACCGATCATCAAGACGCTCGAGATCTACGAAGACGACTACGGCCTCAAAGTGAAAGGACAATTCGTCCTCGAGGTACAACGCGCTCGAGAGATCTATGCGCTCATGAAGGAAGGAGTGATCACGGACTTCTCATTCGGCTTCCGCGTACAGGAAGACTCATGGGATGAAGTGGCAAAGGTCCGACGCCTCAAGAAGATCGCGATCTATGAATACTCTCCGGTCCTCGTCGGAGCGAATGATCAAGCGGTCCTCACTGGCGTGAAGTCGGAGGAAGGCGCAACCGATACACCGGCTCCGGAGGCAACTCCGGACGAAGTCGTACCGGCAGAAGATGGACCGAAGGATGATGCGGCCGCGGATACTCCCGCACCGTCGGAGGAAACTCCGGCGCCCGTGGCCGATGCAGATGCGGGAGATACTACTACTCCGGGCGGATCTAGCGACGACGCGCCCGAAGTACCGGCAGAAGTGACGCCAACGGCAGAACCGGCGAAGACCGCAGTCGCTCCCCTTCGCAAAGCGATCGCAGATGCGATGCTTGCGCTCAAGGAGGCAGATGAAGCACTCGAGGCCGCAGAAACGGCGACAGGTGATCCGGAGGCAACTCCGGAGGAGGAGACTCCAAAACATGCGAAGGATGCCAACACGACGCGAGTCGTGAAAGCATTCCTCCGTGATGCGCGGGAGGCGGACAAGGCAGTCGAAAGACTCATCATCCGTGCGAAGTCAATTATCAAGTAGAGTTAAAAATAATTTTATTGTATGAACAAAATCATGCTTCAAGTGGAGGGCGGAAAGGAGATCGATCTCGCAGAGGTGATCGCCACTTCGTCACTCGCACAACTTAAAGAGATGGGCTTCCCTATCAATGAGGCAGGTCAACTCGACCTCAAGACATTCGCACCGGAACGAAAGTCCGAGGCAGATGTGAAGGGAGAAGAACTCGCAGAATCGGCGAACTTCATCAAGTCCCTCGTTATCCCCGCAAAGGATCACAAGCGATTCGGAGTGAAGGAAGTGGAACTCAAGCAAGTGAACACCGATGCCGGATCATTCGGCGCGGCGGTCCCGACGGCTCTCGCAAATGCGATCCTCGAAAAGAAGGCGAAATTCGCGATCATCCGATCACGAGCATTCGCATTCGAACTCTCCGGACCATTCGATCTTCCGGTCGAAGGTGATGGAATCACGGGCTACTGGATCACCGGAGAAGTGGATGATTCAGATGCGAACCTTGTGACAGAGTCAGAACCGACTCTCAACAAGAAGTCTCTCGGGGATCACTACCTCGCGGCACTCGTGAAGGTTTCATGGAAACTCATGAATACTTCGGACTTCAACATCGTCAATTACATCGCTTCCCTCGCGGGTCGCAAATTGGCGGAGAAGGAGGAAGCGGCATTCATCGGCGGAACTGGAACCGGACAGCCGAAGGGAATTCGAACCGAATCTCTCACATCGGTCGCACAGGAAGGAGCATCTCTCGAGTATCAAGATCTCGTGAACTTGTACTTCCTTCTCGCTCCACAGTATCGATCAAATGCGGTATTCATTACCTCATCGATGGGAGCGAAGGCAGTCACCGGGCTTCGTGATGCACAGGATCGTCCGATCTTTGCGCCCGGACAGCCACTCGATGAACTTTTCCGAAAGCCGATGCTCGAAAGCACCGACATTCCGGAGAACCTCGGAGTCGGCACGGACACAACGGAGATCCTTTTCGGAGATCCTTTCTATTACTGGATCAAGGACGGACAGTCTCTCGCTATGGCGACACAGGACGTCATTGAACGCCTTCAAACGAAGGTCCTCGTATACGAGGCAGTCGATGGAAAACTCACTCTCACCGAAGCATTCGTGAAACTCACGGGCGTGAAGGTAGAGGCGGCGTCCTAATCGCTTGCGCTTACTCCACGGGAGGAGATCTTCGGATCTCCTTTCGGAGAGTCCTCACAAGGATCGAAACACTATGAAAAAAATCACCGTCAAATTCATACATCCATATCCTCCGTATCAAGTCGGAGACATCGCTACATTCAACGAGCGGGAAGCATCACGCCTCACCGATCGGGGATTCGCGATGTATATGGGAGGCGACGACAAGCGGGACGATGATGCGTCTCGACTTCGCGCACTCCGCAACTCACCGGCCGGGAAAGCAATCCTCGGACCGGCCGAAACTCGTCACATTCCCGGACCGGAGGAGACAAAAACACCCGAAGCGCCACAAGGCCCGGCAAGCGCTCCGGAAGCGCCAAAGGTAGCGAAGACCGCATCCGCACCGAAAACACGCTCAAAAGTGGAAGGAAGTGGCAAAAAGAAGGGGTCCAAAGGCAAGGGAGGATCTAAAAAATAGGAAATATCATGAAACTCACTACTCGAGCAAAACTCAAAGCGCACATCGGCATCCCGGCGGCTAACACCACGAAGGATGCTCTCCTCGACACAATCATCGAGGGCGTTTCTGGTTTCATCGAGACGACCACGAATCGCGTGTTCGACATCACGGAATATACAGAGGTCCTCGACGGTACACCGCTCGACGAGATCTTTTTGAAACAGTATCCGCTCATCGACGTCCTTTCTCTTTTTGTAAATGGAACCGAGATCGATCTCGATGCGGAAGAAGAAGCGGAGACAGTCGTGATCGATAACGAGACGGGGTCCGTATATCGCGAAGGCGGATTCGGATCCGGTCGCAAGGCCGTCCGTGTTACATACACGGCCGGATATGTATTGCCGGAGGAAGCCGAGTCGGGAGTCGACGTCTCGGAGTCCGGAGTCGTGGGAGAAGATCTTCCCGCGGCGCTCGAGGGAGCGGCGATTCGTCTCTCCGCTCGAGTGTATGAACGGAGGACCGCGGAAGGCGTTTCAAGCGTCTCTCCGACGGGCCTTTCGGTCACATACAAAGACGCGATCGATGCGGACATCGTGACGGTCCTTCAAGCGTATACAAAGCGCCGAATCTAGGAATATGCTCTCGATGCGTACATTCACAATCAAAAGACTCTCCGGGGAAACTCGGAAGAAGTCATTCGTCGCAACCGGAGACATGATATCCGGCTTCCTCGGGACCGCGAATGCAGAATTCACGGCCATCGTGGACGGAGAATTCGGAAAGACCTTCTCTCTCTCATCGGATGAATTCGACGCGGATCTCCGGATCGGCGATCGAATCGTCGACTCGGAAGATTCATTGGCCGAGTACGATGTGAAAGGGGTCCTCAAGAATGGGGACGGTCCCGGGCGAACGCTTCAAGCGATCGTCGTCCTCCCTATCGACTAACGCCTCACAATATGGAACTCAAACTCGAAATCGAAGGGAAGGTCCTCGAGAAAGTGAAGATCATGGGGAGAGAGTCGAGGTCCATCTTTCAAGACGCAGTCCGGGACGGCTCGACGATCATGATGGAGAACTCCATCCGGGAGGCGCCAAAATCAACGGGCAACCTTCGCAAGTCCATCCGGAGAGAGATCTCGGGATCCGGACTCCGGGCGGAGATCTTCCCTTCCGTGGTATACGGAGCATCCCTTCACGGAAACTTCGACGGCACGGACGGCAACTTCACAGCACCGCGGACCATCCCGGCGCGTGAGGCACAGGAAGGAGGAACGCTCTATCGATGGGCGAAGAAGAAGGGGATCAACCCGTGGGCGGTCCGGGCATCGATCAAGAAGAAAGGAGTGAAGCGGAATCGGTATCTCAAGCGAGCATCCGAAGTATCGACCGACGGCGTGAAGAAGGTATTCGAAGCCGCACTCGACCGCCTCGCGAACTTCATGGGGGACTAAAATATCAATATGTATTCAACAATTCGTCAAGCACTCATCGACCTCATCAACTCGGAAGCAATCGAGAAGATCGAAGTCGCGTATCGAACCGATGTCTCGCAGATCGCGGGGTATCCTTGTGCGATCGTTTTTCCTTCGGAGCATGAAGCCGACTACCATCAAACGGGGTCCGGAAATAATAAAGAGACGTATGTCTTCACGATCCGCATTCTCTATCCTTTCTCTACGGAAGGACAGGAAGAAGCGGACCTCGCACTCGAGGAAGCACTCGACGAAATGATCGGCGCACTACGGGACCGCAACGTCCTCGGAGCGGCCGCCGATTGGGTCGAGCCGGTCCCGGGTCGATGGGGGTATCAAGATCGCGGCGATGGTACAATGAGGATAGCGGAACTAGGCGTCCGATGTGTCAAGTATGTCGAATAGCGTCCGCACATCTTCGAAGGAAGGGAGGGATCGCGTGAGAATCAAAACGCGAGATCTCCGGGGAGGAGGATCGATCATGAAGGTCGCATTCGATCTCCCGAAACAATTATCAAAAAAACTTAAAAAATAATTTTATGATTCAGAGAGGAGAAGACGTCATGTTCGGAGTAGGCCTCGAGGATGTACGAGGAACCGGAGTCGCGCCGCAAGCGTGGATCCCGGGACGTACACCTTCCGGCATCGCTCCCGTCATTGACAAAGTAAATATCCGAGAGACGCGCGGATCAAAATTCGCGTCTCACTCGGCCGAGACAGTGATGAAGCGGGCGGAAGGAGATCTCGAATTCAACCTTCGAGCAATCTCATTCGGTTTCCTTCTCAAGTCAAACCTCGGCGATTCATCGTCGGCGGTAGTAGGCGGACAGGCGGGCGTGTACGATCACACTTTCTCGGTCCTTGCGAATGATCCGGAGCATCCAACGCTCACCATCGGACTCAATCAACCGGCCGGGCAAACTTACCGCTTTTTGAAAGCGATGTGTTCGATGATCGGAATCGAAGTCGTGCCGAATGATCTCGTGAAAGCGACAGCATCATTCATCGCGGCAACCGAAGAAGCGGTCGCGGACTATGCGGATCCGGATCCACTTTCGGGAGATGTATTCTTCCGACATCAAGACACATCGATCAAACTTGCGGCCGA